TGCCGTAGCAGACTTCATGGCACGTCCTGCACGTGAACGCGTCGCGTACAAGAATCCTTTGACGCTTGGCCACCCAGTCCGCAGACGTGTAGTGGGCTCGCTCCTTCTGCGGCTTCATGCCGCGCTGGTGCGGTGGTCTCCATCGTGGTATCGCGTCTGGCATTGCTGTATTCAATCCAAATCGCCTGGGTCGTAGAACTTCGGCCGCATCAACAGCAGCCGCCGCTGATGGCACTCGGCCTTCCTGATTGCGATCTCCTCCGGTGTCGGATCGACTTGGCCGCCACGTCTTCCGCCGCGTCCTTGACCACGCCGCAGGTCTGCAATCTGGTCCTTCATGCGGGCGTAGATGAGCGACGTGCAGACGCCAGCAACAAACGCCATCTCGGCACTCGTGCCGCCTCTCGCGTAGATCTTGCGGACGGCAGTCTCCTGCTCGTGGGTCAGGAACTTCTTGCGGCACAGCATTCACGCGTCCTCTCGGATGGTGATGATCGTGCGGGCCTTCTCGTCCCTCGCGGCAAACCGTTTTCTGCATTGCCAGAAGACAGCCTGGTCGTCGTCAATCCACAGGCCCGCATCCGTCAACGCGTCGGCCACGCCCTTTTGGATGTTGTCGCCGTCAGCGTTTGGCCACAGCGGCGCCTTCGGGCTGAGATCGTGTTTTCGCCAGTGCGACTTGGGCCGCTCAAACACGGCCACGATCGAGATCACGCTCGGCACGCGTGGCATCTTCTTGCCAGACGCTCTGGCGACGAGCTCAATCGCTTGCCTGTAGACGTGGATCGGGTGCTTGGCTGGCGTGTAGGCGTGGCCATGCCCCCCCCGCGTTGTAACGCGGGCACGCGGCTGGGGCACGGGCTGGCCTGGCACCTCGAGCACGATGTCCATCCGTCTCCTCCTTGAGACGGAGACAATCGTGCACATTCAATTACACGAGTCTAGCGCGCATTCCACGCTAGACCGACGTTCGCCAGAGCGTAGCCCAGCCACGCCAGCGCCATGCCAGGATCGCCCTTACGGAACTGGTCGACGCCGACCATCAGGTAGACAAATCCGACACACAGGATGAGGGTAGAGCTCATGACAGCCTCGTTAGCAGCAAGCGGAGCGTGTCGGCAAAGTAAGCATCAACAGGATCCGATTCAATAAATCCTGCTATCGCTCCCCCAATCGCATCCTGCTCCGCGTCGGTGAGCCGCCGACGCTCGTTCTCAGCCACGAGCTGCGCGATGATGCTCTCGCGGATCTTGAGCCGCCACCGCAGACGCACGATGTCGCCGTCGGCGCCACGTTCCAGCGACGCGTTGTCTTTTTCGTCCATGAACGACATATCCTGTTTTCTCGTGAAAGTTTCTGCCACGGCAGTCACGCTGTCTGCCGCAGCTCCTCGAGCTGCTTGATGCCGGCCGGCGTGACCCGCAACGTCCGGGCCATCCCGGCCTGACGCGTCACGAGCCCGTGCCGCTGCATACGCTCAATGTGCTGCTGGACGTTGGCCGTGCTCTTCCAGCCGAAGGCGGCGCTGATCTCGCGGACCGTCGGCGAGAAGCCGCGGGCAGCGTTCCAGTCGATGATGAATCCCAGAATCTTGGCCTGTGGTCCTGTCACTGCGTGACCTCCTGTCGTAGTTGATCGACCATCTTCCGGCGTGTGGCTTCCAGCCGTGCCGCGTCGTCGCCAGTCCATCCCTGCGCCGGTGGCTTGTCGTCCTGGCTGCGGTAGCCGCCAGCCGGCCGCTGGTCCCGCGCGTTGTCGAACTGGCCACCCAGCACCTTGTCCACGAAGCCTTTCGCCACGAGCTGCGGCAGCGTCACGGGGTCGCGGAAGTATTTGCACCGGGGAAGCTCTTGGATGGCCGCCAGGGCCTTCTCAAACCATCCCTCCTCGGCCAGCCGCTCGGCCACCTTCTCGGGGGCAGATGGCAGCTTCCACGGGCGGCCTGTGCCAGCAGCCCACGCCTTGCGTAGCGTCTCCCAGCCTGCCGGCTGCTCCGGTCCTTGCGCAGCACTTCCCGGGGAAGAAGAAGAATTTCTATCTCCTCTATCTCTTCTCTCTAGGGCGCTCGGCGTCCCGGTCGGGGGCGCCACGCGCCCCGGCTGGGGGCGCTCGGCGCCCCGGGCCTTGTCCACCTGGTGCCGGACGCTGGAAAGAGCCCTTGATTTAGCGGCCTGCGAGAACCGACGCTCCCATCCGGGGATCGCCACAGTTCCGTTTTCCGCGTCAATCACGAGCCAGCCCACCGCCTCGACCTCCCGCCAGAACTCCTCGTCACCTCCGCACAGCTTCGCCAGCAGCCGGACAGACATCCGGGCCGTGCCGTCGGAACTGTTGAGCGCCGCCCAGCCCCACAGCATGAGGAGCCGCCCGACGACTTGGTCCGGCTGGAGGCCGGTACGGTCGACGAGCTCGAGCACCTCGGGCTTCTGGGGTAGGCACACGTCGTATGGGACCCACTCACCGGCCATCCGTGGCCTCCGTTTTTTTGTCGCTCTTCATGTATTCCTCAATCGACAACTCGCGTCGCTGGTTGTTATGCGCCCTGCACTCAATCTGACCGTTTTCTATGGTCAACGGCCCCCCGTCCCATTTCTGCCAAATGTGACCAGCCTCAACTTCATTACAGCACGGCCCTTTACCTCGGTTTCGAAAGTAGCAGTAGATGCCGTGCGTCAACGCGATCCCGACCTTTACTTTCCCGGGATCACCAGCTTTCCTTAAACGAAGGCTAGCTTGCTCTATTTCGTCTATCGTGAAAGGAAACGCAGAGTCTCCTGTGAGGTTGACCCACTCAGTGAACACCGCCAGAGCAGCGCGGCGACGTTGGTCTGCAGTCGGCCTATCTCCGCCGCCGATGTCTGCCTGACTGATCGCGCACCACAACAACAACTCGGACTGATTCATGATCCCGTAAGCCTTTCTGTTGCTATGTCTGCAAACACCTCGCTCTTCTCAATCCCGACATACTTCCTGCCATTCCGAACGGCTGCCACGCCTGTCGTTCCGCTGCCGTTAAACGGGTCGACGACCAGGTCGCCTGGCATAGAGGCGCACAGCACGATCGGCTCGACCAGAGCCAGCGGCAACTGTGTTGGGAAGTCCGGGATCCGCTCGGCGCAGGTGCCAGTGAGCCTCGGTATCTGCCACACGTCATCCCACAGCTTCCCGCCAGCGGCGGCGCGGCTGTCGCCGTACTTCGTCTGCCTGTCGCTCGGCCTGGTCACCGGGCCAGGATCGAACAAAAACGTATTCGGGTCTTTGACCGCATAGAAAATGTGCCTGCTCGTGCGATTGAACGTGTTAGAGCAATTGACGCCAAACGTCTCGTACCATTTGATCCACGACCTGATCGTGAGGCCATGAAACTTCAGCGTGGCGTGGTAATCGGCCGCGTACTCGTCTCCGATCATCACCCACAACGAGCCGTCATCTGTCAGGCAGTCGCAGCAGAGCCGGACCCAGTCGGACACCCACGCCATGTACTCTTCGTCAGGAAGCCTGTCTTGTTGCTCGCCTTCGCCGTAGTCGATGCCGATGTTGTACGGCGGGTCGGTGAAGATCAGCCGTGCCGGCCCATGCTCGTCTCGCACAGACTCAAGGCCGTCGAGAACGTCCATGTTCAGGAGCGAAAACTTCGGGCGGTCGGACTGATGCGCGGCCTTGGCGGCCTCCGCGATATCTTTGCGTCGCTTCGCCTTTCTCTCGTCAGCCTGATGCTTCGACGCCAGCCGCAGGGCGGCCGCCTGCGTCAGCTCCTCGCCTTCCATTCGCGAGTCGTGAATCCACCCATCAAAATCCTTTTGCGGCACAGAGGCGATGCGCTGGAATCGAGACGATTCCATCTTGTCGATCCCGATCTCAGATAAAGGTAACACGCCGTTACCTTTATTTGGCCTGCCTTTTTTGACTCCATTGCGAAGCATCTCCCCGATCATCCGCTCCGCGCGCCGGACGATTTCCTGTGCTTCGATGATTGCCTCAATGCCGACATCACGCCGCGACTTCGCAAGCTTGATTGCCGCCTCGCCGGCGTCCTTGACGGCCTTTGCGTCCATCGGCGTGTGAGCCGCCCCCAGCATGTCGCGGGCCTTTGCGATCAGTGCTAGTGATTTGTCTTTCATGTCGTCCTCCTCCACTCCCTCTCTCGCCGCCCAGTCGCGTTGACCAGATCGCGGCCCGTTGTCTCGATCAGTCCGGCCCGGCCCATTTCGCCGAGCCGCTTGTTGACCTGGTGCGGCAGCAGCCCGCACCGTGCCGCGATCCCGCTGGCCCCAGCCGGGCCGTCGAGCAACGCCGCGAGGATCTGTCGCTGGTGGCGTGTCGCCAGCCCGCCGGCCTGTGCTGCCGCCGCGTGGGATGTCGCAGGGTCTGACGACCTGGCTGCGCCGAACAGCGGAAGCGACTCCTCGATCGGCGGCGTGATCCAGTGCGGCCTGTTCACTTGGCCCCCTGCTTCTTTTTGAGTTTCAGCACGCCGTACACGGCACCCTTAGAGCAGCCCGTCCGCTCGGCAATGCCGTTGACGGACACGCCCTGGGCGTGGAGCTGACGCACTTTTTCGGGGTCTACTTTCGGTCGTCCTGGCATGTCTCACCTCGTCTTTGTGTATTGGCCCCGTGTCGTGGGGCAGGCGGCTCGGTCACCAGGGAAGGCTTCCCGGCCCGAGCTGCGGTGGTCTGTTCGATACTCCCGCGAAACGACCCATATGGCGGATGCAGACGCCACGACGACCAGGGTGGGCCGGTCGATGGATCACTCGTAGCGGATCACCGCGAACCAACCGCGAGGCCCGCGGGCCACGCCCTTTTCCACGATCCGGTAGCGGCCGCGCTGGGCGTCCCGGTAGTAGCACGACGACTCCACGGCCTGCTGGGCCGAGCTCGAGGAGAACCCGATGCCCTCCCGACGGCCACCGGCCCGGCCGCAGTGCCGCAGCACGCCCGTCCTGGCCATGTCCTCGGCCGCCTGCTGTGCGGACACGATCGTCGTCACCGTGAGCACCTGCTCGGCCTGGGCCGTCGCAGCACCCATGAGCAGGGCCAGAGTCATCATCACCATAAATCTCGCGCTCATGTCAGATCCCTCCTTGAACCCACTGAACCAGGGCAACGTGCCCGACTGTCAATCGCCAGTCCACTTGATGTGAGTGCCGTACTCTTCACGCTCAACCGTCGGCTGTGCTGGCTTGAGAGTCGCCAGCTCAGCCTCTAGCTCTTTGATGCGACGCCGAAGCTGTGGCACCTCGAGGTCGGAACGCTTGATGTCCTGAAACGCCATCTGCACGATGTCGGCTGCCTTGTGGTAGCGATGGCCACGGAGCACCTCGTCGATGGTGAATGCGAACTTGTCGACTTCCTCTGCGAGTCTCATGGCGTCTCCTCAGAAGGGGATGTCGTCGGAGCTAATCGCTGGGGCCGTTTGCTTTACCTTGGCGGCAGGCGTCCTGGCTGGACGCTTCGCCACCTCGGCGGCTTCCTGCTCGAGCTGCTCGATAGGCAGGAACTTCCAGACGTTGCAGAACAGCCGGCCGTTGTTGCCGGCCCTATGCCGGATCTCGGCCCTGACGCGGCGGCCTGTCAGGTCGTCCTTCTGCGTGTCAGACCACTCCTGCGGCGACAACGCCAAAGCACCGGCAAGCTGGGCCACCAGCACACGTGCCCAGCCTTGGTCCTTCTTCAACGAGACTTTGACCCACCAGAACTTGCGGTCGTCGTGGGCCAGCTCAATCACGAGCTGCGTGGCGTCCTCAGACACCGTCATGATCTTGAGCTCGTGCGTGTCCTCGGGCAGCTCCACGCGATCGCCGCTCGGCGGTGCCGCTTGCTGCGGTTCATCTACTGAGATATTCCAGTCCATTGCTTCCCTTTTCTGTTGTTGTTGTTGTTTCTTCCCTGCCCGCATTGCTGTCCACGAGTCATGCCACGGCATCAGCCACCGCCTCCGGCTCAATCTGCTGGTGCCGCATAGTCACGAAAGCCGTGAGCTGCAGGGCCGCTTCCGGCGTCAACTGGCCTTCCGAGACCAGCACATCTATCCGGTCGGCGATCTTTCCCAGCGTCCGCACGGACGTTGCCTGTGCGATGTGATTGGCAATCTTGATTCCGAGCGGCTCCTCGACAGGCATGCCGCCCCCTGTACCGCCGGTAGCGTCAGCGGTTCTTGCAGGCTCCGGCGCCGGAGCCACAGGGGACGGGAGCCCGTCGGAGAGCCAATCGGCGAGCTGCTGGCCAAAGTCTTCGCCGGGCCGGTCGATCAGCTTGTCTTGGAACTTGCCCGTGCGGTCCTTGATCACGTTGGCGATGTGCTCGGTCGAGATCTCAACGAGGAGATCAAACTCGTACTCAACGCCCTTGCCCTGCTCGGGGGCGAGGCCGACACGCTGGGGCGTCTTCTTGCCGTTGTTGTCCACGGTCGTCCACTCGGTCTTCGACCGCATCGTTGCGATCACGTGGCCCGGGTAGTTGAGGATGGCCTGCACCAGGCGGCGCTGGTGCGGCGTGCCCTCGCTCCACGCGCTCCACGTGTTTCCCCTGTACTTCGCTTTCGCCAGCTTCTCGACCTCCTCGAGCAGCGTTTGCCAGCCGTGCGAGAGACTGTCGATCACCAGGACCTTGTAGCCGGCCTTGGCGGCCTCTTTGATCGCGGCCACGTAGCCGTCGATGGTCTGGTCCTCAAGCTCCAGCACGTCGAACGAAAAGCGGTCGGCGTACTTGCTGGCCGAGCCACGCTCGGTGTCGATGACTGCAATCGGGCTGCCACCGGCCAGGCCCGTTGCCACGCGGAGGCTCGTAAACGTTTTCCCGGCCCCGCTGGGGCCGAAGATCGCCGCGTGAAGGTTTGCTGCTGCCTTTGTCGCTTTCTTGAATCCCATCTCTGCGTCCTTTGCTACTGGTGCTACTGATGTGAAAAGCCCGTTTCGCGTCGTGCTGGCGGGCGGATGAATGCGTCCCTGCTGCTGCCGTCTCCGACGGCTCTCCTTCCGGCCTGCGGTTCCACCGCCGGCCGGTCCTGTTTGGTCGGTCAGAACGGGAGCAAGTTCCCGATCGGCCACGGCCGCGGGTCGACCTCGACGATGTCGTCGGCGGTCTCCACCAGGAGCAGGCCGTTGTGGTGGTCAGTCACGCGGCCGTCGTCGTATGAGCTGTCGCTCCAGCCGTGCAGCCGGAACGAAACGTGGTCGCCGATGGCGTGGCAGTCGAGGGCTCGGCTGGTGGGTGTCTGCTCGTGCAGGCCGCAGGCTGCGGCGACGTATTCGGCGTGATGTGCATCCATCGTGGGGGCTCCTTTTGGGGTGTGTGCGACCAGTGAACAAACGAACAGTCATCGAGTCAAGGGGCTGGTTTGTGTCCCGTTATCGGGACAAGTTGTCTAGAAGAAAACTAGCGGGAAAAGATGCCAGCAGCTCGAGCAGGTCGTGAACCGCCCTGGCCGCCGGAGAGTTGGTGCCGAGATCCTGTCCGATTCGGATCAGCACGAGCGATTGAAACAGGCGGTCGAGTTTGATCTTCACAGTGCCATCCTTGGCTTTGATCACGTCGGCCGGCTTCGCAAACCGGCTCGCCCGCTGGCATTCATTGCCGGCGAGGATTACACCCGTCATCGGGACTAATTGTCAAGAGGGATTAGGAAAAATCCAAAACATCGAAAACAGGCCGCGAAACAGGGCTCAGTCGGCCTGGAACCCTTGCGACCGTTTTTTCTTTCGGCCGCCGTCAGTGCGGCCTGCCAGCTTTTTGACGTCCTCAATGTCGAACCACCAAACGCCGGCGTGCTCTTCCGTACGCACTCGGCCTTCTCTGGCCAGCCGACGCATGTAGGACATCGTGCAGTCGTAGACTTCTGCCGCCTCGCTGCAGCTCACGATCTCGCGGCCATTCTCGTTCTTCACGGCGATCATCCCTGCAATCGTACGACCCGGCGTAAACGGGTCAAACGGACCAATTTCTTTACCCTGCCACCGACCCGGCCTTACGATCGGGTTGGTGTTTCAATGTTCGAGTGGAGGCGGCGGGAGTCTTGCAGCCGTACATGTACGGCCGTACACTACCGCTAAAACATGAAAAAGGGCGAGAGATGGAACCGATTTCGATGCGGGATTTGCTGGAAAGATATGCAACTCTGAGGAACTTGGACCGGAAGACAACGCTACTCTACGGGATGCTGGCCGACAGGCTCAAGCTGTTTTTGGGGCGCGAGGCCACAACTGCAGACCTGGACGACCTAGTCATCAGCCGATACCTGCGGTGGCGGGCCGAAACGCCGGCGTGGCGTGGGCAGATCCCCAAGCCGGCTACGGTAGCCAAGGACAAACACATGATCGCCGCTGCGTGGACGCTGGCGGCCAAGAAGAAGTGGGTGGGCGAGTTCCCCGAGCTGCCACGAATCCGGGTTCCTAAGCGCCTGCCAAACGGCCGGGCGTACACGTCAGAGGACGTCGAGAAGCTGATCGTGAGGGCCAGATGCCGGCGGGGACACACTGGCGGCGTTCCGTCAGCCTGGTGGTGGAGCACTTTGGTCTATGCGGCGTACTGCAGCGGGGAAAGATTCACGGCCCTGACGTCCATGACTTGGGGACACGTAGACCTCGACCGCTGCAAGCTGTTTTTCGTCGGCGAGTCGAGGAAGGGTAAGACGAGAGACCTCGAGCGAGACATCGCCCCCGAACTGGCCAAGCTGTTGGCAGCATACAAGGGCCAACCGGATGATCTGGTCTGGCCGTGGGATCGGAAGAGCCGCAGCCAGTGGACGAGCCTCAAGCTGCTCTGCCGGCTCGCTGGCGTGCGTTATAGGGGCTTCCACGGGTTCCGTCGGACGGCAGCCTCATACGCCGCGCTGGCCGGCGGAAGGGCCGCAGCAACGCGGATGCTGGATCACGCTGATCCCAAGATGCAGGAGGTGTATGTCGATCCAGTCATCTGCCCAGAAGAGCGAGCCGTCCTGCCCACGCTTCACCTGGACGGGCCGCCGCCCGACCGCCCAGCCGCATAGGCCTTCACGCTCCACGCGAGCTGGTCGAGCGTCCCGCTGTTGTCGATGACCAGGTCGCAGTCGTCAGCCGTCAGAGACTTGTCCGACACGTGCCCGCCTGGGCACGTGTTGGGCCGGTCGATCCACCACACCTCGCCGCCGAGCTCGTCGCGGATGAAGTGGGCCTCGTTGGCGAACCGGACGTCGCAGATGGCGATGGTGCGGAACCCCAGCCTGGCGGCCTCGTCGATCCGCTGGCGGGCTCGCCAGACCCACAGGTCATCGCGGACGAGCTCACGGCCCCACTCGGTGCCAAGCGTCCGCAGCAGGTCGCGTGGGCTCTTGCCGACGGCCGCCGGCAGCTCCTTCGTGGCGCGCTCTCGGAGCCGCTCCTCTGGCACGCCCAGCATGACGGCCAGCCCAGCGTAGAGCGGATCGGCAAACCCTAGCACAGTGCCGCCGAGGGCCGCGGCCGCCGCGTTCTTGCCGCTGCCAGCGTGGCCGGCGAAGCCGATGACCATCGGCCGGGCCGGGCTCCTCAGTTGTTCAATCTCTTGAATCATCGCTTCGCGCTCCCAGAGTAGCCGTCGCACGTCGGCCGCGAGCGATCCCGCGGAGCCTGCGTCCCAACATGCCATGTATCTGTTTGCACGTAAACGGGCGGCGTCGATGTATTCCTCTGGCAGACGCGGCCGGCTCATGACGTCCTCACCTTGCCGGCCGCAATGCGGAAGTTTTCGACGTTGAACTCGCCAGCCTCGTTGACCTGGACGACGGCAGCCCCGTGGTTCCACTTGTTGAGCGGCGCGTATGCCGGCCGGAGATCGCACAGGCAGCCTGTGGAGAAGCACACCGTCTCGGCACCCATCATGTCTGGCTCACTGTGGATCGACGTTCTGTGGCCGTGGCCCTCAAGCACCGTGTGATGTAGCCGCATGTACGCCCCCCTCGCCTGATTGACGGGCGAGCTGATGCCGTTGCCCTTCTCGTGCCCGTGGAGAATCGGGAGGCCGCCGGCCATCACGATCCGCTTGTCGGCCACCAGCTCTATGCCGAGCTCTTTGAGGGCCAGCCAGTTGTCCAGGCCCATGATGGGCGACGTCGAGAGCTCGGGGGCGTGCTGCCAGAGCCACTTCTCCCACCGCTCCTCGTGGTTGCCAGCCTTCGCCACGATCTTGATGTCGGGGAACTCGCTGCGGAGCCACCGCAGGAGCTGCTGCACCTGCTCGAGCTCCGCCAGGAAGTTCCGGTGCTTCGGATTCTTCTCGTGGCGGCTGATCGAATAGAAGTCGGCAAAGTCCCCGTTCAAGAGCAACGCGTCGATCTTGTGCTCGTGCAGGTGGTCGACCGCGGCCCGGAGGGCGACGTCGTCGTGGTAGGGGCAGTGGATGTCGCTCAGGATGCCGACCTTGCCGACGGTGGCCATGTCGTAGACCGTCCACGGCACGGCCTGAGACTTCGGCATCTCCACGCCCTGGCCAGGTGCTCGAGCTGCTCGCCTCACGCCGCGGTCTTGCCGGGCTCGTTGCTTCGCCCCCTTCTGGCCAAACATCATCCGCACGCGAGACCGTGCAGCCTCAAGGGTGATCGCCCCGTTGCTCTCCTCGACCAACTTCCTGGCAATCGACCGCGCCGGGTGGTCGGGGAACCGTTTGATTAGGTCGAGTGCCGACTCGCTGATCTCGTCAAGGCTGTCTCGGCTTCTTGTGCTTGTATTTGCTGGCACGCTCCGCCCTCCGTGGTGTCTGGTCCGCCGGCTTCTTCACGTAAACATTGCCGTCGTCGTCAGGGCTCAGGCAGCCCTCCACCTGGTCGTCGTCGGGCTGGCCGTAGCCGTCAGGGCTTCCGGTCCAGAACCGCTTCGCTGGCTTCTTTGCCATCGTCGCCTCCGGCTAGATGGTTGCGTCAATAAACCCTGCCATCGCGGTGCGTGTCACGGTGCCAACAGTCCAGACGAGCTGCCACGCAAACGTGCCAGCACCGATAGCCGTGGTCTGCGTGTCAGTAAGGGCCACGTTGATCTTGCCCGCCGCGGCGTCGGGAATGGTGGTCGTGAACGTGGCGACAGGGGCGCCGGTGATCGTCGAGTAGACGGTGGCGACGGCCGTATAGTTGGCCAGACCGATGTCAAAGTCGAGCAGCGCCGAGAAGTCGTTTCCGACGTTCCAGCGTAGGTTCAGCGTGGCAGGCAGTTGATCGTATGACGCCATCAGTAGGTTCCCCCGTCCAGGCTCACGTTATCGATCGAGCCGCCAGTGATGTTGACGTTGTTGGCTGCCTGCGTGGCCATCGTGCCCAGTCCTAGATTCGTCCTGGCCGTGGCAACGTCCGCGACATCCGATAGGTTTGACGCCTTGGCCATCTTGCCGCCAAGCGACGCGCTGACAGTCGTGGAAAAGCTGGCGTCGTTGCCAAGGGCCGCGGCCAGCTCCTGCAGCGTGTCAAGGGCCGCCCCGGCCCCGCCGACCAGGTTGCTAATGGCCGTGGTCACGTAAGCCGTGGTTGCAATCTGCGTGCTGTTCGTGCCCGCGGTGGCCGTGGGTGCCAAAGGAACGCCACTCAACGACGGCGAAGCCAGCGGCGCGTAAGTCGACGCGGCCGTGGCGGTCGTCAGGTAGCTTGAGAGCTGCGAGGAAACGTCGACGGCCGCCACCGCAGATGTCACGTAGGCCTTCGTGGCGTATGAGCCAGGGCCGGCAATGGCCACGACCGAAGCCGAGCCACCTGAGCCTTGGCCGATGTAGAGGATCTGGTCGACCTCGCTGTAGGCCAGCTCGGACTGGAGTAGGGAAGCCGGAGCCCCCGAGGCCCCGCCTGTCGCCCGACGCTTGACTCTGATTGGTGTAGCCATTTACCAATTTCCCCCATCTACGATGTCGGTCTCTGGTGAGTTACGCCACTTTGAATTGCTGAACCGCAGCACGTCGCCAGGCTGGGCCGACGTGATCTGGACGTTGCTGAGCTGCTCGAGCGGGCCGCCGCTCGTGCCGGCCGGCCCCTGAGGACCAACGCCGCCGCTCGCCAACACAGACGAGCTTGAGCTCGTGACGGCCGCCGACACGCCGCTCGAGGTGACGGTCGCCGAGATCAGTTGGGGTGTGACTGTCGCGGATATGCTGCTCATATCACCACTCCGCTGCTAGTGTTCGCTCGAAAGCCCATCGCATGAACGCCGCCGTAGTGCGTGCCGCCATCACGACCGCTGCGAGCGAGAACGTGACGAGAGCGGCGAGGTAGATAAAGTCACTCATTTGGGAATGCCGTAGTGCTCGGCGTGAACGCAGACGAGTACCTCGCCGCCTTCGTGATTCGCAACTCATCGATGCGGCCGTTCCAATACCCGGCATAGGTATCGTTGCCGCTGACCTTGTACACCCACGTTCCGACGATGAGAGGCTGGTCGCTTGCGCCATTGCTGTTTAGTGAAGAGATCGAGCCAACAAGTGCGCCATTGGCAAACACTTTGCCGCTCGTTCCACTGCGAACCATTGCGAGATGCGTCCAAGCGTTCGCTGGGAAGTATGTCTGCGACACATCAACGCTTTGCTCAGCCGCATTTGTGGTCGCGTAAAAATAAAACCGCAACGAGGAGCCAAGCGCACGAATCGACGCAGTCAAGCTGCCCCATGTCTCTGACTGCGCTCCGTTGCCGGATGCGTAGTAAATGCCACGGTGGACAATTCCGCCACTAAGGGTTGAGCTATTCGGATAAATCCAGCACTCAATCGTATAGTTGTCTCCAAGGTCAAGGGCTGCTGCCGACGGTGTAGTGAGGTAATCGTCGCCGCCGTCAAGCGAAAGCGAGTTGCTGCCGAACTTTGGACTGCCGCTAGCGTTTGCATCGCCAATCGCCGTAATGGTGCGACCGTAGCTGGACGAGTCCGCGAGCGACCCATCTGCGTGCATCAGCAAGACAACGTTGGCCCACTGCGGGTCTGTCTCCCACGTCGCCAACGACGCCCGCTTCCAAGTGTTCGTGGCAGTGGCGACGTAGAAATTTCCGCTGGCGTCATACGCAATCTGCCCAGCCGTGCCGGTCGCCGTTGCGGACGCTGGCACGGCTGACCACGAGAGCCCGCCGCCGCCACTCGCGGCGACGAGCTCCCACGCATAGCCCGTCCACGAGTAGGTGCGGCCGTTCTGCGTGGATTGCTGCCCGACGGTCGGCGATGCTGGGAAAGAGAGTGGCATGGTGACTCCTAAGAGATGCTGAGTACGGCCGTGATGCGGTCGTTGCCCTCTGACACTTCGCTGTCCTTGGTGTACCGAAGGACAAGATATTGCCCCGCCGTGACGGCTACAGTGCCAGTGGACGATGAGGTGCCGGTAACTATTCCAGAGGTTACAGTCAGGCCGACCGGGTGATTGCTGTAACCACTATCGGCCAACGAGTGGCTGGCGGGAGACGACGAAGTGCGATACAGAGCACCACCGTCATACCCGTTCTCGCTGCTTGCCGTGACCGTGTAGGAGAGCGTGCCACTAGTCCCGATGAGCAGCCAGAGGCGAGTGTCGTTATTGTCAACGCTGGTCACGGTTGCCGTGATGGTGCCCGTGCCTGTCAGGGTGTAAGAGCCGTTCCCAAACTTGTTGGCGTATGCGATTGGGGCCGCAGCCGCAGGCGTTACCGCACTAGATGCCGTTGAGTAACTGCTAGTCCCCACACCATTCGTCGCGGAGACTCTGAACACCACGGCAGTGCCGTTGGTGAGCCCTGTCACGGTCGCACTCGTCGAAGACGAGGCCGCCCGCGTGAACGTCGTCCAGGTCGAGCCGCTGTTGGTGCTGAACTGAACGGTGTAGTCCGTGATCGGGGTCTGTGCGAGTACGCTGGGTGCCGTCCACGAGACGGTCGCCTGTGCGTTGCCACCTGTCGCCGTGACGCTGGTCGGTGCTGCCGGCGTGAACAACGCACGGAGGTCCGAGTCAGTTCCTGTGCCGCCAGCCGTCCCGATCTCAACGTAGACGCTGCCTGACCACCGAAAGACGCGGTTCGCATCGGTGCTGACATACAGCGTCTGGCTGGCACCCGTTGCCGGGAAGCCTGCCGCAGTCGTGGCCTCTACGATGTTCGCGGAGCCGCCACCGCCACCGCCGAGCGTCACGCTGACGATGTTTCCTGCGGCCGTTTTGGTAAACGCCTTGCCGTCCACCCAGTTGATCGCAATTTCGTTGGCTTCGAGGTCGCTAGTGGTCGGCACTGCGCCGGTCGTGTAGCTGCGCTTTGGTTTGATTTTAGACATAGTGTGCTAAACCGCCGCCCGAATAATGGTAATAGTGCCCGTGGTTGCCGTTGTCGTCCCGTAGCTGTTCGTGGATGTGATGACGCATCGAAACTCGCCCGCGGTTCCGGGAAGCGATGTAAGAGTCAGACTGCTGCCGGTTGTGGAACCAGACACGCCGTTGTTACCTACAAGAGATTGGACAGACCCCCACTCGCCGGCCGAGTATTGTCGCCGCGCCTGCCACTGCCTGGTCGTAGTCACGCCACCGAAAATCTGCTCGTCATAAGTGACGGTGAAGAAGTTGCTGCTCGACGGCCACCGCACCTCGCGTGGCCCGGTGCTAATGTTGATTTGCGGAACAGTCGCCCATGTGATCGCAAGCTGAGCCGGGGACGACGTGACCGCTGCGGCACCCGTCGCCGTCAGTCTGCATCGGTAGTACGTTTCGCGATCTATGTCATAGGTCAGGCCCGAGAGCGATAGTGTGCTGCCGGTCGCCCCGCTGACGTCCACAAACGTGGTCGCCCCGCGGCCGCGCCGCTGCCACTGGTAGACGAGCGTTCCCGAGTTGACGCTGGCCGTGATCGAGAACGATGCCGTGCTGGCGGTGCTGGCGATAGTGGCGGGCTGCGGCTGCGTTGCAATGGTAATGACCGGGGCGGCTGGCACGATCACCGCCACAGACAGCGACGCCGCGTCGCTCGTAACGGCAGACAAACCGAACGCACTGACGACGCATCTGTAGAGCGTGCCGTCGTCCACTCCGGCCAGACCCGTGAGAGACAGGGTTGCGGACGTTGCCGCGTCAATCGCGGTCCATGCGCTGCCCTGGTTTCGTTCCCACTGGAAGCCGACAGGCGAGCCCGTCGAGGCCGAGGCAGCGACCGTGAACGAGGCCGAGCCGGTAGAGCCTTGGTTGACCGAGATGCTCACGTCTGACGGGTGCTGCGTGACCGAGATGGACGCCACAACGCCGACATAGTCGCCGCCGTCAACGGTGTCATCGCCACCGCTGCCGCCTAGCGTCAGAGACTGAACCGACCCATCAGCCGCCTTGACATACACGATGCCGTCAGCCCAGTTGACGGCGAATTCGTGCGGCCCAAGCTCTGCCGCAGTTGGCGTGACGCCAGCGGTATAGCTTCGCTTTACTTTTACGCGGTTAGGCATATCACGACACCGTGAGTGTTGCGGGCTGGCTAGTCACGCTTGACGCACTCGCTGCCGACACGACCACGCGGAAGCGGTCAGCGTTGTCTACGGAGTTGGTCAATCCGGTCAGGGCGAGCGTGGAGGATGTCGCGCCGGAGACGTTGGCGAAATCGGACTGACCAGCGAGCGTGATCGTCGCTGCGATGCTGCTGTTGTAGGCCACCACGACGAACGTGCCGTCGCCATAGGTGACGGTCTGCCAGCTTGCGCTTACGGGCAGCGTCCTCTGCATCCATGTGATGCCGTCAGTGCTTGTAGCTGCGATGTTGCCGCTAGTGGCAACTGCGACGAACGTGCCGCCGCTGTAGGTAACGCTAGTCCAGCTAGTGGCGACAGGCAGCGTCCTCTGCGTCCAAGTTATGCCGTCAGTGCTTGTCGCTGCGATGCCGCCGCCGTAAGCCACTGCGACAAAAATGCCGTTTCCGTAAGCGACGGCATACCAGTTTGCGGCGTTCTGCGAAGGCAGCGTCCTCTGCGTCCAAGTGATGCCGTCGGTGCTTGTCGCCGCGATGTTGCCGCTTTGAGACACGGCGACGAACGTGCCGTTGCCATGAGCGATTGCAGTCCATGAGGTACTAGCAGGCAGAGTCCTCTGTGTCCAAGTGATGCCGTCAGGGCTTGTGGCTGCGATACTGCTGCCTTGAGCGGCCGAAACGAAAAGTCCGCCGCCAAAGGCTACGTCAACCCACTGTGCGCTCGTAGGCAGGGTCCGCTGCGTCCAAGTGATTCCGTCTGCGCTTGTGGCTGCTATGGTGCTTCCTTCAGCCACCGCGACAAAAATGCCGTTTCCATAGGTGACGCCCAACCAAGAGGCCTGTGCAGGCATCGTCCTTAGCGTCCAAGTGATGCCGTCGGGGCTTGTGGCTGCGACGTTGCCGCCGTAAGACATTGCGACAAACGTGCCGTTGCCGTAAGCGACCCTACTCCACGGTCTAGACGCAGGCATCGTCCTCTGCGTTGCAGCGAAACCCGCCGAATCGCTCTTCTGCCACTGATAACTCAAAGTTCCGCTTGGCTCCGCAATCGCAGTCACGCCGAACGACGCTGCTCCGCTGCTTGCCGTCTGGTTCGTCGGCGGCGACGTGATCGTGATCGACCGAGACAGGCCGCTGCCGCCGTAAAACCACTCGCCGTCAATGTCGTCGCCTGCTGCAATCGTGATAGTCGATCCGCTGGCAGTCAGCGTCACATTGTTGCCAGCCGCCAGCGTCAACGCGCCCGTCAGATTGTTGAGCCCAGTAACGTATGGGTGAGCGTGATTCGCAGCCGCAGCCCCCAGCGTTGAAAGAGACGGCAGTAGGTGGACGTGGTCGCTCCTGCTAGCCGTTGAGCTTGTGCCAGCCGAGGCCGTGCCGAGAGCCGCCGGCGTGGCGTCGGAGAGCGAAGCACCGCCGCCAGACCCGTCAGCACCTCGCGGGATGCCGAACGCCAGGGCGACGTTGGCGCCGCCATTACTCGGCGTGGCCGTGACGGTAGCCGAACTGCCAGCCGAGAGCGTGGAGGCTGTGGCCGTGATCGTGGGCGTGGGGCCAGCGGCGCCGGTGGCGCCGGTGGCACCGGTCGCCCCGGCCGGAATGCCAAACGCCAGCGACAGGTTCGCCCCGTTGTTGCTCGAGGTGCCCACCACCGTGGCCGAGCTGCCGGCCGCAAGCGTCGACACGCTGCCGACCGTGATGGTGGTGCTCGGCGGCCCCTGCGGCCCCGTCGCCCCGATGCCGCCTGGTGCAGCGGCCGCGGACGCGGAGACGCTCACCACGGCGTTCTTGGTCACGGCCGCCGAGATCGTGTCGCCGTTAGTGGCGACGACCGACGGGCCGCTCTTGCCGTTGACAGTGACGGTTACGCTCACGGTGCCCTCGCCGTGAACTGACCGGACAGCACGGTTAGCGTCACGCCGGCCGTGTCGATCCACCGAAAGTACCAGCGGTAGCCGGTGGCCGGGCTGAGCGCCGACGTCTGCGTTTCCGTCAGCCCTATGTTCACGGTGCCGCCGGCAAGCGAAACGGCCGACACGGTGAACGTGGCAGCCGTGGAACCGACCGTGTAGGCCCCCTGGCTGAATGAGCCGTCCGGGTTGGCAAACACGGGCCGAAAGACCTTGGCGTCGAGCGTGTAGCCCGTCAGGTTGATCGGCGTCGAGCTCGAGGTGAACGCCAGGCCGACGTTGAGCTCGTCGCCCACCACGAACTCGATCGACATGTCTGCCGGGGTCTGGACGAACGCTGTGGCCACGCCTGCACTCCTGCGGTGGGTTCAGGCCTCCGATTGTGGCTGTAGCTGTTGGTAGTTGAAGTCTGGTCTAGCTGCGGGCAGCGGCTTTCCGGGCGTTCTGGATCGCCCGCCGCACGAGCATCCGCCCGGCCAGGTCGAGGAACGGCAGCCCGCGAGCCTGGGCCTGCTCGCGGAGCCAGCCCACGATGGTGTCGATGTTGCCCTCGCACCACTCGACGCCCTGGCGGTCCATCTCTGCGGCGCGAGCGTTGCACGAGCAGTCAGGCGTGGCGACGATGCCGACCTTGGCAAGCAGCTTCTTTAGCTCGGTGCCGGGGCCGCTGGTGGGTGGTGAAACGAAAACAGCCCCTTCCGTCGATGCCACCTTGCCGAGGAAAACCGGGCATTCTGGCGCGCACGGCATCCCGCAAAACACGCACAAGCCATCACCCGATGAGATGCAGCTACGCAAGTGTTAGCCTCATGTTGACAGTGACGGTCTTGGAAAGAAACCAGCTAGCACCGCTCCCAGTAGGAATGCTTGGGCTTACCGGCGTGGAGGTGACAGACTGCGTAACCGTGTTTGCGCCGGTTCCGTCTATATACTGAAAAACGTAATAAAGTGCATTGTATTCTGAGGCTTGGGGGTCATAAGTCCACGCCCAATACGGCGACACAGACGAGCCGGAAGCAGTTGCGGCAATAAGACTTGGGCAATCAACCGTCGCATATATCTTGCAAGGTGAGGACGAAAAACCGACTGAGGCAGTCCGTGACCCTGCGTACCCTGGGCACGACCCTTGTAGAGACGCTGTGCAATTGGATGCGCTTGCGTTGCTGGTAAATGTCGCACTGAGGCTTGCCGCTGTATCAATCCAAGCCCCGAAGGCTGGGTCTTCGCACGGCTTTTGTGCCCAGCATCCGTTGTATGTCTGTCCGTTCGGGCACCCCACGAACCCGTTGCCGCCAGCGCACCACCTCGCAGTAGGCAGTGAATCCGTAGAGACAACAATCGTCGCCATTTTCCCGGCAATTGTCTCGCCGTTCCCGCAACAGCCGCACGGCCCTGCCGCACACGTTGTGCCCACGCCCTGGAACACCTTGTTGGGAGTGCCGGTTAACGCTGCGCACCAAGCTCCTGCCGCGCCAGTTTTTTCGTCCCTAACGCAGTTGCCGCCAACCACCCATGTGCCCCCGCGCTGAATACATTGAGATTCTGACTCGCTCCTGCATCGTGGTGCAGAAGTGCCAGACACATCAACAGTGTCTGGACCGCAACAAACACCAGACGGCACGCACTGACACTGCGGCTTGACCGTGCACGTCGTGCCCTCGCAGCACGCGCCCTCTTTGCAAGCTTGGTTGCACTCGGCCTCGGTGCGGTAAGAGCCAGACGAGGCGGCAGTGCCGTTGAATGTGGAGACTTGGCGACAGGGCATTGGTTTACTCTGACACAGTGAGCCGGACAGCTCTTGATACACGCCCCTCCGATGGGGCTGCGCCTGATGTGTCTGTATAGACAACATCGAACGCCCAAGAGTGATTGATGACTTCCAGATTCTTGTTCAAACACGCCGGCGTGTCCCTTCCTCCAGCGGCACCGTCGAGACGCATGCCTGTGCTGTAAAGAGGAAACGCAGGTTGCCAGTTACATATTTCGTTCCAAGCCTGGTTCGTCGTTTGCGGACAGAAAACAGACAACGGTTGTCGCGTGTATGTGCGAGACGCCGCGTTATTGACGTATGTCGGGTGCCCAGGGCAGAGGTTGTTTATTGAGCTTTGCCAGTATTCGGTTGGATACATTGCAGGAACTGAAAACCCAAGCCACTCCAAGTGGACATTCGTTTGCGAAGCCGAGCAGCCGGCGTCAAGCGACTCGTAGTTAAAAGCTCCTGACGAAGTGCCGACAACCACTCGTATAACAACGCTAGTGCCTTGAAACTCATACAGGCACGGCTGGAATTGAGAAGGGTTTTTATTTAGCGTGTATGTTCCGTTTATCTGCGCTGCTTCCTGCGGCGTTGTTCTCCACGTACTCAGGAATGCTCCGCTGAAATTTCCGAGAGCGATTCCGTACATATTTGATGGCAGCGAAAACGATAGCGTTGCACGCAATGTCTGCGGCAGCGACTTTGAGTAATTGCATGGACAAGACTCTTGGTAGCAATACCACCCGCAGCACCCGCAGTCCTCTGCGAGCTTGCCGTCCTTGACGATGATCGCGTTGTTTCGTGTGGCGATTGGCATCAGGTGCACGCCGTGGTGGAAACCCAGACAAGCTGGCCGCTGGTGTTGTGCGCCAGAACTTGCTGCGTCGAGCCGCTGTAGCCCGATAGGCCGGTCCAGTCCCACGTGACCAGCACCCACTCGCCGGCCGTGTAGCAGAGCTGGCAGCCCATCTCGCCGGTCGGCAGCAACGAGGCCACGTAGTTCTTGGCTTCGTAAGTCACCGCCGAGAGCGTGGCGTCGGTGACCGTCTTCGTGCTGCCTTTGTTCCACGAGCCCGTGAACTTCCCGCGGACCAGGCCGTCGTCGCCGGCAGCCGACTGGCGGCCCGCTGCAGCGATCGACCGGTCGCCCTTCTCAACGGCCACGACGGCGCGAGCAATCCGCTGGGCGGCCTCCGGCGTGAAGGTCACCTTGCGCCCAGATTGTCGCGGAGGCTTGGCCATCAGCCTGGTGTCCCAAAGACGGAGAAGTCGGTCTCTTGGTAGAGCTTGAACGTGAGAGCGTCGGGGGCCGAGCCGGCGGCCTTAGCCACGCCGCTGGACAGTGCCACGGGAGCCTTTACGGGCTTCTTGTCGGCACCGAGCACGGCGGCCCGCTTGGTGCCAGAGGCAGACGGCGTGCCGTCGCTCGTGACGAGCTCGTTAAACCCGACATCCCACGGCTTGTAGTCCCACGTTTCCTTGCGGTAGCAAAACTCCCACGTGGTTTCCCAGTAGGGCTTGGTCGTGTCTTCAGAGCTCGAGGTGGCCTCCTTCTTGGAAGCACTCTTGAACGCCACCTTCCACGTCCTGGCAGGCGAGCCATTCCACGTCGAGCTATTGACTGTGTTGGATCGTGACTCGGCGATCGGAGACCACGACAGGTCCGGGTAACACTTGGTCAGGTTGAGCGTAAACTCGCTCGACTCTCGCTCGGCCCCCTCCAGAGGATCTTTCGCGGAGTTGACGATCTTGGCGCCGTCTTTGTCTTCAAACACCGGGATGGTGATCGTCGTGCCGCTGCCGGACCAACTGTCGACCGGCATTCCAGTGGACGGGCTCGGCGTGTTGTCGACCGGCGGAATGTAGTACCGAACCGTGATCGACCACATCATCCCGTCGCCGCTCTCCTCGGTGCAGTCGAATTCCATTGCCTTGTGGCTGGCAAAGTCTGGATGGCCCGCACCGAACACGATGCCAGGGGCGCGAGAGATCAGCGTGCGTGGTGTGAACGGCGAGTCCACGCGCACAATCCACCGGCGAGTGAACGTGAACGACTCGCCGTACTTGCCGCTGACGCCGGTGCCGCGGGCGGTTTCCAGACATGCCACGACTGCCATGAGTTACGCTCCCAGAATGCCGAAGGCTTCCATGTCGTCGCCCTCGGAGACGGCATCGCGGATCTGCTCGAGGACGCCGAGCTGCTGCTCCTGCACGTCTTCGCCGTTTCCACGCATGAGTCGGAACATTTCGGCCAAGCCCTCCTTGGACCGGCTGTCGGTGCCCTTGAGCTCTTTGGTGGAAGCCGCGGCAACCGCTTGCACGGCCGGCGGCTTGATCGGCTCGGCAACGCTCTGGGCCTTGGCGTCTGCCTGCGCCTTGGCGATGCCGTCCGCCAGGATCGTCGACAGCGGCCCGGATCCCTGGAACGTGCCGACGGTGCTGGCCCCGCCCGTGACTGCGTTGCCAGCGGCCGTCAGGGCCTTGCCAGCCGCTGCATCGGCCTCCGACGAGAGCCGACCGGCCGAGTCTTCCATCGACTGGCCGAACTCTGCCCATCCGGTGCCTGCCACGGAGTCTGGCAGGGCGTCCATGATCGCGGCGCCGTTTGCGATCACACGAGAGATCAGAGCCGCCACGCCCTTAAACACACTCTCGCCCACAAACCAGATCGCCTGCAGACCGGACACGACACGATTGAAGACGTCGATGACGGTGCCAGCGTATTCAAACGCAGAGCCGATGCCCGAGATCATCCAATCGGCAACGCCAGCAAGGAACTGGGCGCCCATCATGATGCCCTCGCCGATGAACTGGCCAATGTTGGCGCCGCCAATTCCTCCGACGAGATTCAAGAACGTGTCTGTGACGCCCTGGATGGCCGGAGCGAGGTAGGCCACGACCTGGCCAACAATGCCCTGAACCGCCATCTGGGCCTTTGCAAACGCGTCTGACATCGAGTTGACGCTGGCCGCCTGGTCGTTGGTCAGGGCCAGCCCAAACTTGGCCGCCTCGTCCGTGGCCGCGGAGATCGCACCGGCGCCGCCCTCAAACATGGGCAGCAGCTCGGCCCCAGCCTTGCCAAAGACCTGCAGCGCGGCCCGCGATCGCTCGGCGGCCGTCGGCAGGGCCGAGATGCCGTCGGCAATCGCCCGGAACCGCTCCGCCGGCGAGAGGCCCTCAAGCTCCTTCACGGTCAGCCCGATGCCGGCAAATGCTGCCGTGGCCTGCTTGGAACCCTGCGTGGCTTTGACAAACGCCACGTCTGCCTTTGTGACGGCCGCGCCGATCGAGTCCATCGACACGCCGACTTGAGCCCCTGCAAAGCCCAGCCCGGCCAGCTCGCCGTAGGTCAGGCCCAGCCGCTTGGCCAAGTCGCTCTGGCCGTCGATCACCTCGGCCTGGGCGGCGCCCATGCTGGCAAACGATCGGACAGCGTTTCCAACTGCCATCGAGATCTGGCCAAATAGCTGGGCGGCTTGGAGGGCGATCAGCGTGTTGAGCTTGCCGGCCAGGTTCTCGACGCCCGAGCTGGCCGCGGAGGTGGCAGCCGCGAGCCCACGCGTGCCACCTGTCGCCTGGCGGAGCTCGTCGTCAGCCCTATCCACGGCCCGCGAGTAGGTCTCCTGCGAGATCGCACCGGCAGCCAGCAGGCCGCGGAGCCGCTGCACCTCGTCGCCGTGCCGCTCCTCGGCCGTCCGCACAGACTGCGTGACGGCTGCCCCTTCGTTGAAGGTCTGGGCCATCATTTCCATCGCACGGCCGGCGGCCTCGAGCTCCTGTCGCTCTCTCGCCGTCTCGCCGGTCAGGTCGGCCATTGCCCTGGCGTGCGTCTCCTGGGAGATCACGCCCTGCTCCAGCAGCGAGTTGGCCTCGGCAATAGACCGCGAGGCAGTTTCCTCGGCGGTCGTGTATTTCGCCGTCATCGCCGCACCGGCCGAGACGGCGGCCGCGGTCGACTCTGCCGCCGCGCCGATCATCTCCATCTTGGTCGCAAACTCTTGGGCAGTTATCCGACCGGCAGCGAGCGACTGCTGGGCAAGGAGCGCCAGTCGCTGGAACTGGCCGAGCTTGGCAGCGGCCACCTCGGCAGCAGGCCCCACGGCCCCAACGCCCTTGGCAGCAACGCCCTGCATCCCCTCAAACAAGCCCTTGAGCGTGCCGGCCTCGCCGCCGAGCTGGCGGAACGAGCGGATGGCATCCGACACGCCGGCACGCAGGCCAGACGTGCTGGCGGAGAACACGGCGGATACCTTGCCGATCGTTGCCACTATTCGCCCTTCTGCATTTGCTCGCGGAATGCTGGGATCTTCATCAGCTCACGCTTCAGTTCTTCCTCGGTCTGCGGCTTGTCGCGATAGCTTGGAAGGAATCGCTCCTCGGCCTCCGGGTCTGGTTTCGCGCCCATGCCTGCTGCCGTCGTCAGCGCCGTCCTGGCTGCCATCCGCCACTGGTCTCCAAACGGCTCGACTCGCCAGTACGCCATCCACCGCCGTAACTGCCGCAGCGTCAGCCGCTTCTTCCATTCCTCCGGGTCTGGTATTCCGAGCTCAAGGGCCAGCCTGTAGACGAACACGTCGTCCGGCCGGCTTCTCAGTTTTTTTCGAGTTCCTCAATTTCCGCGTCGGTGATCGACAGCAACTTCTGACCTGCCTGCCAAATCTCGTGCATGGCTCGGGCGTTTTTCTTGCCGAGCTTCGCCACGTCAGCGTCTGACGTGAACAGCCGCGAGCCCTGCTCGTCGCACAAGAGCAGGCTGGCCAGCTTCGCCCGCCAGCTCGCTCGCTTGCCCTGGTTCGACGCGCAGTAGATTTCCCACTCGTCGCGGATGTCGGCCGTCGGGTCGAGGAGGTAGACCTCGCGGCCCCACGCCTTCACGTGCAGCTTCTGCGGCGCGCGGATGTCGTCGATGGCCAGGATGTCTTCTGCCAATCCCATATCTTTTCCTTATGAATCGAAGCCTGAGAACTGGAACACTGCGGCCCACTGGATCAATTCCCCTTTGGCAAACTCCGCGTCAAGCGTTTCAAGAAACGCCTGACCGCTCAGGGTGGCACCTGAGCCCCAAGAGAACGACAGAAAGCCAGGGCCGCCGATGTCGTTTCTGGCAAGGTCAGGCGATCCCAAGAACCGAGCCGTGATCGTGCCGGGCTCAATGCTTGTCACGTTGTATTGCTTTAGCACGCGGGCATTCTGGCCAGCACCCGTCACAGGCGAGCGCATGCTAGTAACTTCGTGCTTGTTACCAACAACAAACGACGGGTTAGCATTCTGCAGCACGCCAAGCACCTGGCCGCGGAATGACAAGACGGCGCCCTGACTCGCTGGAATGTCTGGCACGGGTCACCTCCCGGCCGATCAGGTGCCGGTCAGCTTGAACGTGGCGTTGCCCATGATCAGCTCGCCAACCGCCGCGGTCAGCTCGAAGTCCTCACAGACGGCCTGGCCGCTGATGCCGAGCGTTGTGCACGCGATCGCAGCAGCAGTGCCACGGGACGGGGCGGTCGTGCCCATGTACTCCAGCGTGATCTGGTCGCCGTCGACAAGCGGGGCGGCCTGCAGCACGCGGGTCGATCCGGCTGTTGCCGAGAGCGGCGTAACGTCCACATACACCTGCGTCCGCTTCACCTTCACGTTCTTGGCCACAAACGTGACGGAGTTGAAAGTGAACGTCGTTCCCTGCGAGTCGGCAATCGGCGGCATGGCTTACTCCTCCCAGCGGATTTGGTACGTGTGGTCGACTGTGTACGTTGGCTTGTCTTGCCCATCGAGGTAGTCAGGCGAGCCGTCCGCCTCCTCGGTGATCAAGCATTGGCGGATTGTCACGCCGTTTGCGGTGCCGTTGAAGTTGTGCAGAGCAACGCGGACGGAGTCCGCTAAGGCCTTCACGCCCGAGTACGTGGACGCATACAACAGCACCGAGAATGTTGCCGACGGGTTGACCGTGATCGGCGACGGGCCTGGCATGGTTAGCTCCCGCTGCGTCGCGGTGCGGCCATAGATCACGTAGGGCAGGGCGGCGCCCTCGGGGGCCTCCATCGGCCACGCCAGGCAGCCGCCGGCGGTCTCGATCGCAGCTTTCAGCCACTGTTCCGGGTATG